AGCTCGTTAAACTGGTCCTCAGTTGCTTTTTTCTTCATTTGTCAAAGAGACAATGGGTACAATGTCATGACACAGTACCTCTACCCGAGACCCAGGACGGAAAGTAAATCCAGCCTTCATGATCTCAGTGCATTTCAAAGCTCTCACAAGCTCATAGTCCAGCCTTAGCTTTTCTTCATGACGCTTAGCAATAGCTTTACACTGCTCAGTCATCCCTCCATCCAAAGGAACAGAGAAGTTGAGCTGTGCACCATAGTTGTTATTACGGGTGTAGCCTCGTGGCAACGTATCGTTTCCCATGTAGAATGGAGAAAACGTCATAGTTGTACCGTTACAAGAATTACCCCCAGTAAACTGTTGTCTACTAGGGGCACCGTTATTCTGAAATTGTACAGCTTGATTAGTTACGTTACCTGTAGCAGCCGCAATAGGCGATGCATTGTTGCTAACTGTTGGTTCTTCTGCTTTAACTGGTGTTATTGCGAGAAGACAGAAAGCGAGGTAGTAGTAGATTCCTGTGTAATAGTTTCGGTTACGTCGATTGTTTCGATTACACCTGCTGCGCGGGTTACAGTCTCCAGTTGAAACTGTTCTCCGGCTGTAGTTACCGACCAAGTAGTCGAAGAATCGGTGATGTCCCCGCTCGGGGTTACGTTGGTTCCAGACCATGATGAGTATGCACCACCGTATACTTCAGTCGCAATCGTGCGGGAGATGTCAATAGTGGTGGTAGTAGTGGATTGCATTGACCCCTGGGTAAACTGAGGGGTAACAGTTTGAGCTGCTGCAGGAGATGCCAACAACAGCAATAAAAATAGTTTCTTCATTTAGGTGGCTCCGAAGTAGATTTCTTGGTGTCCATCCGACTGATCCCGTATGAAGCAAGAGTGCCGCTAAGCAAACTAGCCACGAAAGTGGGATCCATCTTTTGCAGCATTCCCATGTAGGAAGCTGTTAGAACACCAGCACTCCATATGAGCACAAGTGCCTTAACGATTTCACTAAAGAACTCATTCAGAAAGCTCTTCGTCTTGTGCATTTTTCTTTTTCTTGGTTAGCAGTTTCTTGATAATTGGTTTCAAGACGCTAACTGTCCGTTTGAAAACTGCGGTAGCTGTAAGGGTGGCTGCAACCGAGACAGTAGCTGTCGTTGTAGCCGTAGCCAAGATCTCGTTACTAGGTAGGGGAACAGTAAGATCTGTACCCGGTACATCTACATAACGGACTTGAGAAGGTATTGGGGGTGGTTTAGGGGGCGGAGGAGGCTTAGGTTTAGGTTTCTCCGTCTTCTTTTGTTCAGAGGGTGTAGTTCCCTTGACTCCCGGAGGTGGCCGAAGGTCGTTAGGAGGCACTACAAGCGGCTTGTACGAGGGTAAAGTAGCTCGTGGTACCTCCAGTACCGGACGTGGTAGTAGAGGGGCCTCAGGGAGCCGTAAAACCGGCAGTACCGGTGGGGCTCCCAAGTCCATCAGACGTACTCAGAAATGTAAACTTTACCGGAACCAGACAGAGTTTTAACAGCAACGCTGGTGTTAGGGGGAACGTCAATCAAAAGTCCTTCAGCTAGAAGCTTATCAAGGAAATGATTATCGTCGTCCCTTTCAGTAACTTCTGCAGTCAACGTGAATGCAGTGTTATCAGTGTTGTGGGTAATAGTCACCACAGCGCCGCTAGCAGTAGCGGTAAAATCTGCGCTAATAGTTGCATCAGCGTTAAGCGCGTCACGGACACTAGCAGCCACATTAGAAAGCGTTGTTGAAGCCGTGTCGCTTTGGTCTGCTGCTGTGACTTCATAGGTCAAAGAAGTTCCATCAACCACGACAGTCAGTTTATCACTGACTTCGTAGAAACCAGAAAGGGTAACCGTGCGTACTTCAGCAACACCAGCCGAAGCGGCAGTTACTACTGCAACAGCTTCAGCAGGTTCGCCTTCAGCGATTTGAGCTGCATTACCCAGTGCAAAGAAAACATCTTGAGTATGAGCCTTCAGTCGGATCCTACGGCAGTCATGTGAAAGATTCACATTAGCAGACGTAGTAGAAGTATTTACAACGTGTGCTTTACCTAGGTAATTTGAAGAGTAAGTCATTTGTTAGGAAAAAGTCCGTTTTCAATGAACGTCACTGCCTGATCATCGACAGTGTTATCAGATTGCTCAGCCAGTTTGCGGAGCATGTCAACAATCAATCGCTTCACTTTGTCGCTATTAAGAAACGACATCAGTACGGGACGGATAAGTGCAATCATTGTTCTAAAAAGGGGTAAGGTTTACCAAGGCACACCAGCTGCTTTAGTAGGTGCAACCTTTTCATCAAGTTGTGCTTGAAGTGCTGCTTCAATCTCAGACACTTTCTCAACACCAAAGTGTTCTTTGACCCAGCCAATCACAACTTCTTCAGTCAGCTGTTCAAACGGGGTCGTCACTTCACCGTCAAAACCAAGGGAGCCGTAGGCACCAGCAGAGAAGAACCCGCCAGACTCGCTGTTGGGGTCAACCTGATCAGACATGGCGTTAACGGTGTAGTGAACGGTATAAACTTTGCCATCAGCGACGTTGCGCTCAAGGTTGGCAACTTTCCAAGAATAAGTAGTCATTGTTTAATAATTAAGGTTTGGTGGGCCAAACAGGGTTGGCGGGGTCAGCAGTGTTTGCTGGAAGGTCGCGCAACGCTTGACGGTACGCCCTCATCTCATCAGTGAGTGTTGAGTCAGCAAGGGCGAGGTAGTCGGTTTCAGCTAGGAGTTGGTCGCGCTGACGACGCAGCTCCTCCATTTGAAGAACAAGCGCTACGTCGCGTTCGTAGGCTTCGATTGCTGCAAGTTCTTCAGCGGTAAGAGGAATTTGAGTTGTTTCCCCTGTTTTGCAGTTGTAAGTTACGTTCATGATTACTCCCGATACTCGCTAAGTGTCCAGGTGCCTCTTGAAAAATTGGCACCGCTGCTGGTATAAATCTGGATTCTATCAAGCGTGCCGCCAGCGGGTACGTATCCAACACCTTCCATAATGTAACTGTCGTAATTTGAGCTCATTGCTTTGTGATCAGCAATCCAGTAGTTAGACGAGTGTTTGTTCAAAATTAAGCGTCCATAGAGTACATTTGATTGCAAATTAAATCCAACATTCAGACGCATAAAAGAAGTATAGCCGGACGTGGCGGTACTGGCACCATAATAACCGGAGTTATAGATATACCCGCTGGTTGTTACGCCGCTTGAATTTCCAATCCGAACATACAGGTCAGTAGATGACCCAGAACTTACATTTTGATATGTCAACACTAACTTGACAGCATTAGAGTCAATGCCAGTAAGTGTTGCGCTTGAAACATTAGTTACATCAACATTTGCAATTTGAAATTCGTTACCAGTAGAAGCGCTAGGAGTCGCCCACTGCGGAGCACTGCCAGAACCCTGGCTAGTCAGGACTTGACCGCTTGTGCCGTAGTTTGCACCGCTTAGACCCCAAGCGCCATTGTCTCTAATCCGAAGACGCTCAGTTCCAGCTGTATCAAAATGTAAAGCAGCAGTATCTTCATGGTGAGAAATGCGAGCAACTGGAGTTCCAGTAGTCGAATTTCTACGGAAGTTAATAATTGGCCACTGGTTAGTGCCGTTGTTATCACTGTCGGCAACAATATCTAAAGCAGTATCGCCAGTTCCAGCGACTGTTATGTTACCGCTGCCACTACCCGTGCCAACTAACAGCCTGCCGGAGCTGTCGATGCGAGCTTTATCGGCTCCACCTGTTCCAAATACCAATGCGTCATTTGGGTGTTCGTATATGACGTAGCCTCTGTAGGCTTCGTTGCCTGTAGTTCCATCAGCGAAAAGAATGGCGCCATTTGTGGTTGAACTGCTTCCGATTGTTATAGAGTGAGCGCCTGAATAGTCGCCAACTTGCAATCCCGTTTGCGGCGAAGTATTGCCAATCCCTACGTTGCCATCGGTGTCAATGTGAACGGCTTCTCTTAAAGTAGTACCGTTATATTGGGTAATACGGTACGGCATGTAAGTAGAACCACCGTCAGCAACAAATCTTGCTGCACCGC